GCCGCCGTATCCGCCGGCGGGAAGATTGAACGTGCCGTACGGCGTTTGGTATGCGCGCGGGACGCCTGCGCCGCCAGACACCGCAGGTTGCCCTGCGTTGGGGTTAAGCCCGAGCAGCGTGAACAGGCGGTTCTGCGCGGTTATGCCGCCTTGGCGAAACGGTTCCTGAAGCGCGATCTGCTTCTCGAACATCCGCTCCTGCGCGGCCTGTGCGTCACGGGCTGCCTGCGCCTGCGTGTTGGCCGCGCTCTTGGCGCCGCCGGATGCGATAAGGCCACCGCCAACGGAAGCTACCGCGCCGATTGCTGCTGAGGCTGTGATTCCTGCTGCTGCTGCGATACCCATGCTAAACTCCGCTCAACTGCATACGGAAAGCCTGCCCGTGTTCTTGCGCGCCCAGGCGTTTATATAACACGGAGAGACGGGGTCCGGAACCCCTCTGTCCTGCTTCGAAAAACACTTCATCGACGCCCTTTTCTTTGAGGGCTTTTATTGACGCGCGCTGTATTTTTGCACCTAAACCGGGGAATTCCGGTGACGCATAGAACGCCGTATTGGTGGCCGAGGTCAGGTTGGGCGACACCATCGACGGCGATATGAGCGTCATCAGATAACCAAACATCCGGCCATTGCTACGCGCGGTCATTATTTGCATGGCCCCGAGGTCGTACAGAGTCCGCATCAGGTTCAGGTTTTTGTTCTTCCAGTTGTCAGGCGATTCCGCGATGACGACCAGATGGTCCTCTATCAAACTCTTGGCGTCCTTCAGCCAAGTGTCAAAATCTTCTTCCTGAAACGTTATGCCCGCTGGCGGGACCGCTTTGCGTAGCGCCATAGCCGACAAGATTTTGCGTTTAGCCATAGCCGCCATTTTCTCGATAGCAGGGGCATATGCCTGCATGTACCGCATCAACGCGGGCATGTTGGCTTGAATGTTTACGTTCGCCAGCGTCGCCCAATGCGCGTGGTCATGCTTGTGCGGCAGGCAATGCTCAAACACACGGGCGCATACGTCCTCGCCCTCTAGGTCGGCAAAGTTCACGGTCAACACGTTGGGCAGCCGTGCGGCGATCTGGTCCAACTTGCAGTCCATCTTGCACAGCAGCGGCATCAGTATGGCGGGGTCGAACATGCACCCTGGGAGCCGCATGAGACTGTCAAACACCTCATCGACCGGGCGGCGCACGACGACAACCTTGGTGCCGGGCGCAAAGTATTCCAGCAGCCGCCACCACGGTGCTGCCGCCGTTTCCGCCGAACCCACGTTGGGTTGATCAAACCACAGGTTCACATCCTCTAGGGACCGAAAGTGCCGAAGTTCTTCATGTCCGCAAATCCAATCGCCATACGTTAGAAAGCGGGACAGCCAAGCTGACCGCGAACGAGGAAGCGAGAGGACTACGAAAGAAGGCATCAGCTCACCAGACGGCCCGAGGCGCGGATGTTGATCGACGTAGCCGTGCCAGCGATCGTCGAGATGAACCCGCCCACCGGCAGCACATGGCCGACCAGTTCAGGGAACGTGTACGTCTCGGCAGGCTGAAGCGTCTTGGTCTTGACGATCAGGTTGCTGTCGCCCGCCGAACCGGCTGACGCCACTAGGTTCACACTGAGCGTCGCAGCCACGGCGCTGTAGTTGGTCGCCGTGAACTTGTCGATGATCGTCTGGACGCCGGTCGAGGTGTACTGCGTCGTTTGCGAGGCTTCCGCAATCTTCGCCGGGATGATGTTGCTGATAGATACGGACATAGGTTGCTCCTTAAACGATCTTGGTAATGATGCCGTCTACCACCGTAACTGTCACCGCCCCAGCGACAAAAGACCCCGTCGCGCCGGTGTTCTTAGACGCTATAGTACCCAATTCCGCGCGCGGCGCTAAGGCCAAATCCTGTACCGCCGACCAGACAGGAGCTTGGTAGCTTTGGATATCAGATGGAACGGACTGAGCCAAGTCCTGCGCTTGCGTCTGCAAGACCGACACATCTTCAATCGACGCGCACGGCGGTTCCAGTTCAAGGTCTACGATCTGGGTCTGAAGGACGGCCACATCGTCAACCGACGCAGAGGAAGGCTGGCTTTGCGCTTCCTGTGCCAGCGTATCGAGCAATGCGCTGTAGGAGGCGACCAGCGATTCTGCGTTTGGCCCCAGCAAAACATCTTGCGAGGACTGCGTAGAGACTTGCAGCGACAGGAAGAACCTGAACCACTCGCGGCTGATCGCGCCCGTGCGCTCGTCGATAAACGCGACGCGCGGCGGTGTGATCTGCGTGGGGTTGATAGGCTCCGACGCCATCAGTACAGCGTCCCGCTTATAGCCAATTCCGCGCCCATGATGTAGACGCGCACGGGGTCAGTCCCCGACACCTCGTAAACGCGGTCGCGGATCTTGAGGGTCATGCCAAGCCGGCGCCAGATGGCGCGAGCGCCGTACTCGCCGATCTTGCCCATCGACACCCAGTGTTCGTTCGACCAGGTATGGCCGCCGTTGCCCGACCAGCGCAGCATGACTTGGGGGTCGTAACCCGGCGCAGCGGGGTATGCTTGTGCGGCAAGCAACGACCCGTCTTCGGCGGCGATAAAGTCGCCAGACTCCGTGAGAAGCTCGCGGTCGTCTTCGGAGGGATATAAATTAAGTCCGACGCCCGTCTCGCAGTCTAGCTGGAGGCTGTGCTGCGCCGTACGTTTGAGGGTGTTCGAGCCGGTCGGCAACGCGCGCCACGAGCGCAGCCATTTCTGCGGCTGGCCGTTGTCTTGGAACACCTCAAGGTCAAAGGTGTAGAGGTTGCCGTTCTCAAAATCGCCGACGACGATGTTGCCCTCAAAGTTGCACATATTGTTGGCGCGGTGGCGTGTAAAATCTCCGTTCACAAACCCGGCGCGCTCGTGCCATGCGCCGGTCGCCGCGTCGTAGACCCACGTTGCGTTGGCTGACGGGAAGTTCAGGACGTAGAAGCTGTGGCCGTCCTGCTGGTAGGTGTAACCCGTTGCGTCCGCGATGTCGGCGTACTGCTGGATCTGCCATTCGACCGCGTGCGTCGAGACGCGCTGGCCGATGTAGCCAGACGCCCGGTAGACCATGCCGCGTCCGCGCGCGTCTTGGCCGAGCCAGTAAATCTGGTTGTCCATCTTGGAGACGGAGTGGGGGGCCGCGCAGCCCAGTTCGTTGAACGCGCCGGGGATAGGGCTGAGTGGAAAGTCAAGCCCTGCGGTGTTGTACCAGACTTCCGTTGTGTCTGTGCCAAACACCCACAGTTCGCGGTGGTCGGTAAACACCGCCACGACGCCGTCAGGCGAGCCTTCCGCGCTGGCAAATTCCAACGGGTCGATGCTGGTGCCGTCCAGCAACTGCGTCACCCAGATGCGCTGACTGTTCGGCTCGTTGAACACGAAGTAGCCGTCGAGGTAGGACACTGTGACCGCGCCGGGGAAGTCCGGGTCCGTGATCTGGCCGAACGCGCCCGTTGCTTCGTTGTAGATATAGCCGTTGGGGTTGGCCGCGATGAATAGCTGCGTGCCGTTGTCGGCGATCGACACAGGCCCAGTGCCCGCCACAGTGCCGATCAGCGTCGGCGTGCCGGTCAGGCTGGTGAGCTTGTAGAGTTCGCTGCCC